ATTGAGGAGGGGTTATGGAACTGGTTTTGACGGATGAGATGCTGGCTTGTATTTCACTCTGTAGTGGAATTGTTTATTATGAGGACCGTGCTACGTGCATGGTGAAAATGAACGGCATGATGATTCATATTAAGAGATTGTCGTTTAGTGATTGGGCGGTGAATTCGTTCAGTAAGGAGTTCTTCAAGATTATCGATTCACAGAAACCGCGGTGCACGTTTATTTGTAGGCGGATTGAGTTGGTTCGTATTTTGAGGAGGGTTTCTAATGCGCAGGTTTGATATGATGGGTATTGCGATTTTGTTTTCAGCGTCGTTGCTTTTCCTGCTGGTGGTTGGTTTCTTGTGCTTCGCCATTGGCGTTGCATCTACCCTGATACCTGTGGAATACTGAGAGGTGCGATAGGTCCTCCTCTCCTATAGCAAGGCCCCGGCCGCCATGATGGTGACCGGGGCCTTACCTTGTGGTCTCAGACCTGCTCTGAGGAGTCGGACAGGGCCTGCCACGCGGCTTGCGTGACCGGACCCCATACTCCGTCGTCCTCCACGCCTAGGGCGCGCTGGATGGCCTCTACAACCCTGTCGTGGGCTGCCATACTGGCGTCACCCCAGATGCCGTCCTGCTCGGTTCCTACGACCTCCTGAGTGTACTGGACGCCGAACGGGAAGGACTGTCCGCCCCATGTCGAGGCGCTCACGACGGCCAGGAGTCGCTTGCGAGTGTCCGGCCCGATCACTGCATCGGGGTAGGCGCCTATGGCCCGCTGTACGTCTTCCAGGCGCCTTGTGGGTAGGTTCAGGGACCCTACGCCGCTGTCTGTGAACGGGTAGCGGATTGCGTGCGACAGGTGGGCCCAGGGGCGGTGCTGCCTCATGACTAGGCCGCCGTCGTCCCATGAGTACTCTGACGTGTTGAACTCGATGGTGTTCACGCCGTCGGCGTCCACGGACTCCACGACGCCGATGTGGTCATCCTCGCCGTCGTCGTGCCAGTCGAATGTGACCATGTCGCCGGGGCGGGCTGCTCCGGTCTCGATGAGCCAGCCACGTGCTCGTGCTGTGTTGACGCGTGCGGGGACGTAGGCGCTATCGAAGTCGGTGATGCCTATCTTGCGGAGGCAGTAGGTCATTCCCATGTCGCAGAATGGGACACCGGACTGTCCGAATACGGCGCCGTGTCGGGTTGCGTAGTCGCGCCCGTACTTGGTGCCCGCCTCCTCGTCGTTCCACCTGCTGTAGCCGATCTCCTCGGCGCAGGCGTCAATGAACTGCTGTGCTGTTGCCATTACTCAGCCTCGTGCTTTCCCTGGTAGTCGTTCTTGGGTGTGTTGACGGATGCGACGGCGAAGAATGCGGCGCCGATTGCGGTGAGGGCGGCGGTCTCGTCTCCCTTGAGGTATCCCTTGACGGTGAGGTATGCCATGACGGCGATCATGAGGTTGTAGCACCACATACGTGCGGTGGGGGATGTGACTGTCTCAATTACCTTGTTCATTGTCGATCCTTTCTAGAATCCGGTTCAGTAGGCGGGTGTGCTCGTCATAAGCACTTGTGCCGTGATTAGGCCGAGAATTAAAAGCGGCGGAATTAACTTTCTTCTCAATACTGTCTAGCCTTTCCATTACCCCCAGTCTTCCGGGTACACCGGGACGGGCAGGCTCTCCGTGCCAGTCCTCGAGTAGACACTCTAGCGACTTGAACTGTCTGTAGGTCCACCTGCCTACGGCGACGAGAGTGCCGATGATGGTGATGAGCCCTACAACTATTCCGATATCAATATGGGACGTCATTTGAATACTTCCGTGAATGTGTTTCGGGACTTTGGGGAGTCAAATAGGATAAGTCCTCTTCTCCACCTGTTCCTTAACATTTGGAGAATTCGATCATTACTTTTTACATAAATGTCACCCTCTTTCATTGCCTTGTGGTCAATGCAGTACATAACTTCATTCTTGGGCCTGTACTCCTGAATAGTGAACATAGGAAGGTCAGTCCAGACAGAAAAGCAACCGTTACGCGTGCGAATGGTGCAATAGTATTCGGCTTTTCCGCTCTTCTTTCCGATGAAGTCGTCAGTGTTGTCCTTGAACTTGTTGCTAATGGCATACTCCGCATACGACTCATCTGTGCTCATGACAAACTTGCCGAACCGTGTGTTAGCAACGTCGTTCTTGAACTGAGTGTCATCTGCGAAATGGCAGACGATGAATCCGTCACCGGCCTTGACGAACTCGGAGTTAGGGCGCAGGTCCCATTTGAGCATGTACGGGTTCATAATGCTCGCAGAGTTGGAGAGCATGAACACCGTTGTCTTGTCCTTATACCGGTCAACGGTTAGGTAGAAGTTGTTGAAGACACGCACCTCATCGTCCAGATACCTAATCTGCGGGTTTTCGATGATGAACTCATCGAAGATGACAGTGGTGACCAGCGGGTACGCCGTTGATTTCTGCGCCTGAGAGGTGCTGAGGACGGAGAAGTAGCCGATGGTGTCCCATTTCTTGTCACCTTCCATTCGCATGACAGCGTCGTTCCCGTGAACTGCGAACTCGTACCCTGGGAACTCGTGCGCAATGTCATCGAAGAACGTGAAACGTCCTTTCTGCTCCACGCGGTGACGGCGTAGGTAGATGAACTGTTCACCTTTCTTGATCGCGTTGGTGATAGCGATTTTCTTTGCCCCGTATGTCTTGCCGGTACCGCGACTGCCTACGATCATGAGGTATCGCGCACCGTACGAACGCACGCGACTGAAATCGTAGTAGTGTGTAATCTTTCCGTTCATTCCTCCCCCTACAGGATATGGCGACGAACAGTCCACCATGCGGCGTCGTCAAGCATAAAGATTGAATTAATGTGCGGGCCTTTTCGGGGTCCACCGTGACCGATAGTGTGACTACCGTCTCCGGTATACATCTCAACATGGTCAGTGTGCGGGTACCCGCCGCCCCAACTAATGACAATCATATCCGCTGTAGTCATCTTCGCAATCTGCGCAGGAGTAGGGTGACCATACCCCCTAACAACCTCCGTGCCACGATTGTACTGGTCACCCGTCCACGTGCCAGGGTTAATCCCAACCGTGTCCATATAAGCCCGGTAGATAGTGCTGGAACAGTCTCCGAAACCGGATTGATCGGGGTTAAGACGCCCCGGTGCCTGTAGATAGGAGAACTTGTACTGCCTGTCATACATCCATTTATAGACCGCTTGCCGCTTTGCAGCGGCATCGGCACTGCCGGGAACAGTGCCGCCACCTGGTGCGCCACCACCAGCATTGCCCGCTGTGGCCGCGCTACCACCATTGGACACCTTGTTCTCAGCGGTAACCCATTGACGCATGTTCCCAGTAGGGTAAGCGGTCACTACACCACTTGACGTGTTCATATGGAGGAGTCCACTTCCGTCAGACCACACGGAACTGAGGGAGCCGGCGTTGGAACCGCCACTAGTAGCGCCACCACTGCCACCGTTGCCTGGACGAACGGTCCCCGCTGCCCCTGGTGACGAGACACCGGAAGTGTCCTTGTTCTTGATAATCTGGTATGCCTGGTTGTACCTGTTAGGGTACTTGCCGAGCACGCCGTTGTTCAGAGTTGCATGGTGAAACGCGTCAAGAGATGCGTTACCGCCAACGTTATTGGCTACCTGGATTGCGTACCTGGGACCTTGGTGATAAGCGACGCACCAGTAGATGAACGAGTCGGTGTTAGTGTTCGGGTCAATTCCCAGGTTCCTGGCTGCCTGAAAATACCCCTCGAGGTCAGCCACCAACTGCGCGTCCTGCTCCTTAGCACCTGCTCTGAGGAGAGGTAGGAGTGAATTACCCTCCTCCTTTGACAGCCATCGGTTGGTCCACCACTGGTCGTTGCCGTGTGAATTGAGGTCGGTTTTAAGCGAGTTACTCACCCCAGCATATTCGGTTGGGTGAGCGGCGCCCATTTTCTTGATAATGTCAGCCGCTCTAGGCCCGTACCACTGTGCAATTCCCACGGTAATCGGGTCATTATAATTGATTGAGTCGTACTTCATGGAAGACTCAACCGTACCGATAGCCTTAATCGCTACTTTCTTTGAAGTCTCATCCCATGCCATGTTGCCTCCTTATAGAAACGCCCTCCCTGAATAATATCAGGGAGGGCGCTACTCCTAGAAGATGGGATAGGTCGCGTTGAACGAGAGCACTGAGTTATCGGCAAGGTTGGAACTCACGAGCAACTGACTGTACGTGTCCGCAATAAGCGGGAAAGCAGTTGTCAGATTCCATGACGTCACGTACATGTTCCTGAACGGCCTCGCCCATTGGGGAAGAGTGAACAGTCTCTCTAATCCAGACATCTGAATCGTCCCAAACGTTCCGTGAATCTCCACCGTGTCACGCTTACGACAAACATACGCTTGCAGATTGTTGTCATTCTTGACCTTGGCGTAGTTGGTACCATCCTTAAGGTTGTGCCAACCGTAGTCGTCCCAACCAGAGTCGCCGTTAAGCCACTGGTCAAACCTCCTCTGTGCGTACTCGTATCCGGCAGTGGAGAAATGCACCCCAGCACCCTCAGGGAAATAGGTCTCATTCTTCCCGTTGTGGAACCATGACCTAGACCCCTCACACACGAGACCGCCGTACGGGACAAGTAGTTCCTTGAGCGTGTTCGTGGCCTTAGCACAGTTCATTGCCATGTCCCAGTTGTTGTTAAGCGAGTGCTCATTATATAGAACGGGGATGGAGTAGATCTTAGCGTTAGGGAACTTCTTCGTGGCTCGAGTGATAAAACTTGAAGCAGAATTACGGATGTCATTCTGTCCACGAATATCATTGAGCATGTCAATGATATAAATCTGACCAACCTGTTTCGCGGTCTCTCCATCCAGTTCTGAGATGGCCCTATCCAACTGAGTGTTGAAGTTATTGTCACTGGTGCTGGTGAAACCACCACCGGAATACCCGTAGTTATGAGGAATCTCCCCCTTTCCCCTTAGCCACTTCTCCCACACACCGTTGGGCCATCCACGCGGTTCGGCGTTAGATGAGCCAATGATTAGCGAATGCGGATACAACTTATTGTGAACAGGGTTATACCGGCCGTCACTGGCTTCCTTGGTATACACCTTAGACAGGCCGGTGTTAATTGTATTCGTGGTGTCAGTCTTGAACTTCTCGTATGCGGCTTTCGTTACGAGATCAAGACGACTACCATTCATTAACGGCGCGGAAACGTAGTCGCCGTTCTGCTCGAAAGCGTGTTCGATCAACTTGGCCTTGAACTCCTCAATAAGAGTGTTCATTGCGTTGATCTTCGCCTCTGTGCTTGTACGAGAGTCGTTAAGGAATGACTCAAAGTCGTCCAACTTCTTCTTTGAGTCCTTAGCCCATTTATCTGCAACCTCATTGATCCGCTTGACCATCCCCTCAACTTCCTTGCCGAAACCTTCGGCATAGGTGATGGTGTCCACGACGGCCCTACGAATACGCTCAAGAATCTCAAGGACAGTCAGACCGTTATTGTAGGTGAACGGCGTCGAATAGGGGGTAGTAGGCGGGTTCAGGCGGTACAGCGCAGCGTCAATAGCGCTCACGCGCGGGTCATTAGTATCCATACCAATCTGCTCCAATCATGTCAGTAGGCGGCGTCCAAACCGCCATGAAAAGCGGTTCAAGTTGGCCGATCACCATCATATCAACGTTAATAATCGCATCACGGTGGGCCTGAATGAGAGAGGCCATCGAGCCTGAGAATCCCTCCTGAGTCCCCGTGCCGGAACCGTCGCTAGAGGACGTGGAGGACTGTCTGCCTCCACCCTCACTGGATGACTTGACTCCGGTCAGAGAGGTGGAGTCGGCCGCTCCCGTCGCATAGTCGCCATTACCGGAGAGCATGACCTGAGGTGTCTCGGACTGGACTGCACGGGACTTAGCGTCGGTACTTGAGGTTGACGTTCCTCTTTCGCTGCTCTCAGTACTGGTGGTGGTAGAACCGGTGTTTGAGTTCTTGGACGTCATCTTAACGGTCAGGAACGGGTCACGTTTTATCAACTCAGACTCATACATCTGGTTGTAATAGGGCATGATCTCATTCATCTTAACCTTTAACTGGAAAAGGAAGATGTCAATGGTCTCATGTCCGATCTCATTAAACCAGAAATGATTTTTGATCTTAGAGTTCAGAGTTGAGCGATACTCCTCTGAGAAAATCTCGTAATGTGAAAGAGCGTCGTCTATGAGTCGTTCGTCAATCTTCCTTAACTCTGTTGTGTAATTACTCATTAGGGCCTCCTAGATCGGTGCTGTTAGACGATTCCTGCTGAGCAAAGGGGTCCATGTCAGACATAGGGTTAAGCGCCTGCATGTCAGTGGTCCCGGCTGAGTCATCGAGGTTCCACGTCACATCCACGCTAAGCCCGTACTTGGCGTTGATCCACTCGCACGCGTACTTGCGTGCTTGCAGGTTAACTGCGCGCATGGCAAGCACCTGACCGGAAGAACCGCTAGCCTCTTCGACAACCATCCTCTCTTTCTTAGAGGAATTGACGTTCATAATTCCCAGTAGAGTCAGCGCCTCATTCCAGGTCTTAACCTTTGCCTCCATCACATTGGGCAGGTAGTCCTTATTGATCCCCGTGGAGATGGAGCCAATCTTGTCCTGCAAGGTCCCCATACCCGTGACGGAGGAGACCTCAGCGATCATGGGGTTACCCTCAGCGAGTTGCTTGTACGCGTCCATAACCGACTTGCGTTCATTAGTGTCAGCCGTCAGGAGGACGGGAACCCTCATGTGAATAAGATCAATCTCCGTGGTGGTATCAATCTCTGCCAGCCGGCGGGCGTACACGCCAACGATATCGGTGTCTCCCGTCCTCAGATAGTTGTTCCAGATGGGGACACATAGGTCAGATTTCATTGTCTTGTTGACCATGGTGTTCCCGTACACAATGAACTCTGTCGGGTTGTTGTACATGTTTGGCGTACCAAAACCGGCTCCACGCAATGCGAAGTAACGGCTGAACTCGTCGTCCCAGAAAAACACCGACAGTCCTTGAGAGAACAGAGTCATCTCAAGGAAGCGCGGGTCAATCTCCTCTGGAAGACCGGTCCAGTGATACCTATTCATGCACATTTCTGAGAGGACACGCGCGTACATTCTAGTGAGCGTCTCCTTCCTCATCTTTCCGGGCTCCACCGTCATTTCCCGAAGGAACGGGGCGTAAATAGATTCTCCTACAAAATCTGGTCTACTCATTTTAACGGGCTCTCCTTACTGTCCCACATGATTGCAGTATTATCTAGCGTAACGTCACCAAGATACTCCCTATCCCGCATAGGCGAGTGCCAGACGGTCACACCCTTTTCGAGAATACCCCTGAGCGTATCAACATACATCTGAGGGCACGAGGAGGAGGTGATGCGCACATCCTGACACTTCCAGTAAGAGAAGCGGTCCATAACCTGCAACCTGTCGGGAAGTTGAGAAAGGAAGAAATCACACGCATATCCGTATCGTTCCCAGAACTGCCCCTGCCTACGAATAACGTCCGTAGAAACCATCTTCAACTTTGCAAACACCAGCGCACCGTTCATAATCCAGTTGAACGGGTCACCGCCGTTGGCGCTAGAAACCGATGGTGGAGTGATCTGTGCATCCTTGACAGAGGCGTTGATAGATGCGATCTGCTGCTGGTAATCACCCTGAGAGGCCCATTTAGCAAGGTCGCGGTTAGCGCTAGCATTATTGCCGGCAAGTATGTTCTGCTCGCTCTGATTAGCGCGCGTAAGATTCTGGGAGATAACGTTGCTCATGTTTCGAGCGTTAATATCAATGCCCGTACTGATATCAGAGGTGATCTGCCCCTGAACATAACCGCCAAGTTGTCCGATACCGGCCGCCGGACTACTTAGGGCAGTCATAGTAGCACCCCCGATACCGGAAATAGCGCGATTAGCACTGTTAACCTGCTGGTGTGCCATCTGAGCAGTATTTGCCAGTGCAGTACTCAGGTTTTGAGCGCCAAGATTGTTCTGCATAATGGCGTTACCGGTGCGAATACCCCTCATTGTCGCATCAAACGAGTTATCGGCCGCACGAGTACTCTTATCGAGACCCCATGACGCAGCACTCCTGCTCTGAGCAATTGAATGGGCGTGAGAGGCGTACCAAATCATACTCTGGTCGTTAACAACTGGAACGTGCGGGAAGTTGTCAATAACCATCGCCTCATTCACGTACTCAGTATCGGTCTTCCACGCCGTATCGTTCTTATCGCTGTTATACCCGTCTACATAAGCGACAATGCGCGGGGACGGTGGGAGCAGGTGGAACTCAACTCGAAGTTCAAGTGTCTTGGCCCAGTTAAGGTACTCAGGTGAAACCGTAAGAGTCTGCCCGTTATTGAATGACAGTTCAATGTGCATGTACGGTGAGGTATAGAACTTAAAGAAGCGCTTAAGTCGCCTAAGGTTCTTACCGGCAATATTGTTATTGTTAACCTTAAAGAAATCAGGCAACTTTGTTGGATGGAAGTCATATGCAACTTCTACGTTCTGAAAGTTGGAAGTGTGTTTTACGCGCTTCAAGCCGTAACCACCCAACTTACCACTAATAGTTTCGCCAACAACAACATTAGCGGGGACATAGTAAATATCTTGAATTCCCTGTGACACCCACGGAGCATTACTCAATTCCTTCATGATCTTAGGGAGATCTGTTAGCGAACACATGTAGTACGACGCGCCAGAAATAAGAGAAATTGACTTACTATTTTGCGATGCGTCCAAGTGAGGTACAGTGCTAGTAACGTTAGCGCCTGTAGCGGCGTACATTGAAGGGTTGCCGGTAGTCCCGAAATCAGCGTCAAGATTAACAGTGGAAATAATGATCGCCACATAGTCGAACTGACGGTTGAAGTCGTTAACCTTTCCGGTCACGAGATTGCCGAACCAACTACGATAAATGGTCTGTCGCTCACCTAGAGAGAAACTCTCTGGTTGCTTAAGCCAATTTCGACAGAAAGTCTTGAAACTGTCAAAGTTCCAATTATCCGTCAATTCTTTCTGAATCTGCTCAAGACAATGAGACCGCTCAATGTACGCCGAACGGAACTTAACGTGACTGTGGTAGGTCTGCCAAACGTCAAGTGAGATCGTTAACTGAGTGGTTTCCGGGGCAATGTAGTCAACAGAGTGGATGAAGTAAAAGAAAGTGGTGGCACGGTTCTCCTGAGAAATAGGAAAAGAACTGTTCTGAACAATGAGGTAGTTGAATACGTTAGCCTCACTGAACGGGATATTAATCCTCACGGGCACGTTCTGGGCGCAATACGTAAGGTGGCTGATAGTAACCGTCGGAATATTCCTGTCACGATTAAGGTCCTGAATATACTTAATCGTCCTCTCAGGACTGTCAAACCAATACACGTCCCGATACATCGAGTCCCACGGAACATTGCACAACGTAACCTCAGTGCCAGGTCCCCACACAGAGTAGTCGAACTGTGTGCCAAATGAAGAATCATTAGGCAGTGAATTAATCGTCGGCATATCTCCTCCAAAACTAGCGGGCACCACCGGTAGGTGGTGCCCGTTAGTGTAGCGAAAGGTCAGCCGTTAAGGCCAGCCACATTATCCTTGGGGACAATGCTCAACTGCTGAGTCTTAGTCACGTACTTGCCAGTAGCCGGGTCAATCCAAGAAACCTTGACCCGAGCAATCACCAACTGAGAACTCTCATTCGGGGACATGTAGATAAGACCGTCGTTGTCAATGCGAGTACCCGTGTCCTTGTTACCCTCGATAGACCACTGCTCAGTGAACTCGATATCCTCCTGGCCGGCCTTGAGGCCCGTCAGGACCGCCTCCAACTGGGCCGTACCGCCCTTGACCATGCGGGAAGACGTCTTATCCACGTTACGCACGTCCTGCTCGTTAGAGTCAATCACGAACTGAAGCCGATCAATAGCAACAGCGGACGCAATCTCAATCGAGTCCCGAGCAGTATCGGGCGCGGTAGAGAACTTGACAATCGGCGCGAACGGAGACGCCGAGATAATCTCCCAGTGATGCAGGAAGAAGTTAGTCTGCCGACTAATCGGGTTGAACTCACTCGTCGTCTCAAGGGACGTATCCGCGATGACGAAGAAATCCTTGGTGGTCAGGAAAGCCTGAACACCGTTCATCGCAATGTCCTCCTGACGAATCTCGATAATGCGAGACGGAACATCGGCGTAAGACACGTTGAACAGAACAGCCAGCGCGTTAACGTCAAGGCCGGACTTAACCTCAGGGGTAGCAAACAGGATGAGGTCCTCAGGCTTAGCAGAGATCGGCATCTTAGCCCCGTTGAACCGTGTAGAGAGGAACTGCATGTTACCCGCAGTAGCCCGAATCTTACGCAGCAGAGAACGTGCCTGAGGTTCAGTGGAGTCCATCTTAGCAACGTCAGGAACATTGACGTTGAACATCGGGTACTTGTTATCCATGATCCGGAAAAGAGCAGACATCATCAGGTACTCGTCCCAGTTGTCCGCCGTAGTAGGGGAGGACATGATCTGCTGAGTCAACTGGTCAAGGCCGGACGGGTCAAGGAAAGCGCGACGCAACGTATTGTCGTCAATCGTGATTTTATAGAAATCCTCACGGTCCACAGTGTGGAAAGCCGTAGCCACGTCAAGGTCTGCGCGGCCAAAGATATCGCGCTCAAGATAATCACGGTCATGGTTGTAGTGGTTCGCCTTGACGATGCCAACCTGAATCTCCTCGATGGTGTCACCGAACTCTAGGGCTCCACGCTTGAGTTCGCCCAGAGGGTTGTACCAGATGGAGTTTCGTGCGTACACGAGTCCGATACGGTTAATAAGGGACTCGATGAACTCGTTCTTGTGCGGACGGAAACTAAAAATTGCGTCTGCAACGTCAGCCACATTGCCCTTGTTGGCTGCCGGGATACGCTTATGGTAATCAAGAGACGCGTCATTGCGGATAGCGTTAAGAATGTTCACGTTATCCGCGTTACGAACCTTACCGTAAAACCGTCGTGCCATTACTTCTTCTCCTCATCATCATCGTCAGAGTCGCTAGTGGAAATAAGATCATCGAAAGTAACACCCTCGTAATCCGCCGAACCGTCTTCACCGGGCATATTAGCGGAAGCATCACTAGGGTCACTACCCGGAGATGCCATGAGCAGATCATAGTTCTTGCCCTTGAGGTCAGAGATCATCTTCTCCTTCTCCTCAAGCATGGAATTAAGATCGGTCATCTTGGAATCGAAACCGCCTGCAAAATCAGTCATCTCGTTCCAGATATTGGAAAGATTATCGAGCGTATCCGAATGATCCGCCCCAAGAATCTCCCCCAAACCGCTGAGAGCAGAACTGAACTTGCCCCCAATATCATCAAGAAACCCCATCTCTCTTCCTTTCCGTGCACAAAAAGATATGGTGGGTACTTACGTACCCACCATATCACTGCGGAGAGAGACCAGACAGTCCTAGAGAGTGTCAGTCCACCAAGTACCGAGCGGTTTCAGCCGGTGACATCTCGGTCACTTGCCAGTACTCGCCTTGATCTCCTCCACGCCCTTAGTGACAATCTCCGTCAGAATCTCGCCAACCTCACGACGCAGAGTCCAGTGAGCATCATCGAGAGCGGCGGCAACCTCCTCGGTGACGGTGACAGTCAGGTTCTTGTGTCCAGCCTTGACGCGTGCCATTTCAGTTCTCCTCTACTTGAGTGTGAATGTGGTGTTAGAGAGAATTACCCCGCCGGGAACTCTCTTGGGTACGAGTTTACCGTCCCAAGTTCGCGGTGTCAACATGTCCTCCAACCTGACTTGAGCCGCAATCTCTGCCGGTAGACCCGCAATGTGAACATCGTCATGGTCTCCGAACCGCTCGCAGTACTGCTTTGCGCGCAGGAACACCGCGTCATCGAACGGCTGACCATCATGCTCAACCTTCCATGCGCCCAGTTCCGTTGGATGTAGGTACAGGTCGGGCTCATCCCTGCCCAGTAGGTGAAGTGAATCCGTGTCGCAGTAGAGGAACCTGTCATAGTTCGCTTGCGCCGAGTTAATGAGGTCCTGCCGTGCATAGGCGGTAATAAACGCGCCCATAGCGGTATACACGGGGTTAGATTCCTCATGGTCGCACATTGTTAGTTGTACAGTCTCATTTTCATCGAGATACGGACGTTTGCCCGTTACGTCGGTGTTCTTGGCAAACTTCCCGTACAACGAGTTTAGGTGTAGTTTAGCGATGGTCCTTGCTCCTCCCGTGCTGTTCGCTTTCACGGCCATCCACTTGTCAATGTAATCGTTAAACAGTCCCTCTGTGGCCTTGAAGTTCCAGCACCCGCTAATTGAGTAAATGGTCATGTCGTACTGTTGCATCCACAGTTCAAGGTCAATATTAGTAATCGTCACCGTCGTCGGTTCTGGCACAGACTCAAGGAACTCGTTAGCGTTGAACTGCAATGAACGCTTAAGTTGAATGCAGGGCAGGTGTCCCGGCTTGAGCCGCGCCGTGAACGTCAAGGAGATGGTGTAGAGGTCGGCCGTAGAGTCCTCACCCTCAGACCACCACGGACGGCCGTAGGGGAGAGGCTTCGTCCTCATGACCCACGGATACATGGAGTTCTTGTCGATCACGATTCCGGGGCCTGTCCTCTTCCTCGCCCATCGTTTTGACGGCATCGCAATACCTCCTCGATATGCGGCCCTAATATCATCATCCACTGTCTTCGATAGTGTTGGGAATGTTCGGCTGAAACCCTTCCCGTGCAATGACTTGAACTCTGCCAGTGAGTCGGCTCCAACGGTCAGTTTCGTCATGCCACTGGCGAGAATGACGCGCATCGCTTGAGCCATGATGTAGATATCGTTGTACAAGTATTTCCATTCGTCCTCCGTTGGTAGGTACCCGATGGGACGCTCTGCCTCGTAATCGATCTCTCCTTTAACAGACTCAAGGTTGAACGCCTTAGGAACGTCCCTAACTGGGAGAGGAATCTTCTTGAGCGAGTCCCTTAGTTCCGCTTTCACACCGCCCTTTGAGACAATGGTGATGGAGTAGAACTTGTTCATATTACTAATGACAGTGGAGAACTCACCCTTTCCCGGCTTGTCGGACACCCATTTGTACCCGTTTTTCAGGATATGGTCGATAATGAATAGACCATCGAACGCGAGATTATGGAAGAACGTCACATTAGGCGCAGATAAGAGATATGCGACATAGGCGCCAACTCCTAACCCGACCTCATAGTCCTCATAGTCGTTGACCGCCATGCTCCCCCATGACCATACTCGACAGTCAAGAGGGTTAGTTGTTGTCTCGAAATCTGCGCACCTAGCGTTAGATATCGAGTGTCTTGGCATAGTTGTAGTACTCCATGGCCCTGCCGATGGATTGCTCTCCTCGTTCCATAGCAGAATCGATCATACTGTCTGAGAGTTGGTTGGAACCGTCAAGAACTCTCATCTGCATCTGCATTGCGTCATACTTGAGCGCCAACTCATTAGGGAAATCGGTGTAGGCCCAAATGAACCAGAACTGTTCGTCAGACAAGGAGTTGAACTTAACTCGCAACTCCTCGTCACCGACCGTATCCATCATCTGGTTCATATAGGCGCGCGCCTTAGTCACCAGTTCCCTGCTCGTGTACTGACGACGAATATCATCGTTCCGCAGAGCAATCATCTTTGCCCCCTCAGTACCCATAAGTTGGGTAGGGGAGTAGATCTTAAGTTTCTTCATACCGTCATATGCTTCGGTACCGTGCACGGGATGAGTCGGCGTCATCATTGCGCGCCTTTCCTTAACGGTCATTCCCAGTGGCTTAATGAAGACATCCTGATACTTGCTCTGTTCCGCGTCAACACTGTTGTTAATCTTCCTGACGGAGTTGACATAGTTACGATATGACTGGCGGGTGACAATAGTTCCGCGAGCACCCTTGTAGTAGCCGACGTGCGACTTACGGAAATAGGCTTGCTTGTCAAGCAGTTTCTTAAGCCGGTCCCCTGACATTCTAGAAATAGTTTCCTTGCCTACGCGTGGGTCATACTCCATGCCGGAAATGTCGATACCATAATCCCCTTTGGCCATCCGCTTAATCTTGCGAGTCACCAGTGACTCAGACTTCATCGCGGCCTTGCGCAGTTCGATCAATTCCTCTTTGCTGTACCTCATGATAAATCCTCCCCGCCCTCCCTATGGAGGACGGGGAGGACTCTACCAGCCGGGACCTAAGTCTCAGACCAGCGTCAACTTGTAGAAGCGGTTCTTGCCGCTACCCTCCTCGGTCACCCGCACCTTGAGCGGAGCAGGCCAGGAGGAGGGCTCTCCCAGCAGGGTGAGGATACGCTTGGCAGCGTTGAAGATCGGCCCGGAGAACGCCTGGTAGGCGTCACCGGAGGGGGTGATGAAGATGGTCCGCACGGCGGGCTCGATCTCACCGGTCTTCTCGTTCACGAACTCCGTGGACTCGATCACAAGGTCGGCGATCTCGAACGGCTTACCGGAAAGGTCGGAAACTGGCTTGGCATCGTTGACGGCGTTGAAAATCTTCGCCTTGGTCTCAAAGTCATCGCCCTTGACAGTTGTGAAGATGCCGTTAGTGGCAGCCATTCCGGCAAGCGGGTTAGCGGCGGTGCTGGTAGTAATCTCAGTGCTCATTTGGTCTTCCTCCTAGAAGAGTGTCTCTTGATTGTCCTGTTCCTCGTTTTCTGTTGGTGCTGGTACCGCTAGGAACAGGGGTTTAGCGGTCCAGAAAACTAGCAGTGAAAGCATTTCCTGCTCAGTAGGGTCCTGGTTGTGCCCGTATGCAACTGTGATTGTGTCACGTCCCTTAGGCTTAACATTAACCAAAACGCTGTTGAAGTCAACGCGGCGGGAAACGGTACCATATTCACATGTGTAGAACATCTCCGATACGGTTGAGTACCTGATAACCCTGAACTTATGCGGATCAAGTTGCTCATCAATCGCCAACCAGTACGAGATGTTTGGTGCCAGAGTGTCAGTCAACTGTTGAGCCATGATCTCTTCCTCGGATGATCCTCAATGTGGCCAAACACCTCCACGAGACGCCTGGCAGACAGACCATACAACGAAGCGAAAGCAAGCCGGTCAGTCACCCGCGTAGGACACCCACCAGGCACCCAACGCCCCTCCACCTTCTCGATGACGAGGTTCCCCGACCATAACGGCCCCTCGTGAGCCCTAATCTCCTTCTCAGAGAGTCCACAGTTCATACTCAATCCCTCCTGGCTGACAGACTCGATCAATTGCTTGTGTAACCGAATCACCGGCATACACCATTTTGGTTCCAATATAGACGGTAATCACAGTTCCCGGATATCGATAATCACCTCCAATTTCTCCAGCGGTGACCGGAATTGACTGTACGCCCGATCTATCGCCGTCCCCAACCTCTCCAACCTGTGATCGCAATTCACCAGTTCCAGAAACCGTGCCGCCGCAACGAACGACCATGTTCTAAACAACTCCTCTCCATCATCCAGGATAATAAACTCTTCATTCCGTGATCTGAACATCCGCCACCGCCATAACCGTTGCCGCCAAAATATCGCCGCGCAACTCCTCTTCATACATTGTGAGAAAAGATGGAACAAAAGTAAAACCCTTTTCATTAACAATGAAATAACTAGCGCGCGGATGATTACCAATCCTAATTGCAGTATCCGTATCAGACGGATGTGCACAATTAACGAAATGGTATTTAATCGAAAGTCGTTCAAGCGTATTAATGAGAATCAGTAATGTCCTATAACGCTTACTCATTTAAACTAACCAACCTCTCAATCACGTCTTCCGGCCGTCTATGCAGGTCGAAAATCATTCTGAACAAGTCGATATAACACGTCATTACATTAATGCATTCAATTGAACCGTTAACACAGCCGTCATAAACGATAATCCCATCAGGATCAAATGAATTAATGTAAATTGTTGCTAGGCACCCTCCTGCTGAGTTATAGATGTTAACCCTATTCTTGTACTTGGTTGCGTCATAAAACAAATAATCTGCAATCAAGTAAAAGAACTCTGTCAAACTATCAATGTCACTCATCGTAACCCCTAAGAACCGACACAAGCTCATCCGCAATCATCTCAGCCAAATACGACTCACCCTCACCCTGAACCGCCTCAATCGAAAGAACATGCTCACCAAAACCAGTCTGCTTGCGATTGATAATTGCGACAAATTCGGCCGACGCATCCTCCGTCCAAATCGTCAACGAGTTATCCTCAAACTCCATCGAAGGAGAATAACCCTCCTCAATAAGGTTATTGAAGACATTCGTGATTGCAGTCCGTGAGACCTTTGCAATATCCATCATTCCTCTCCTCTCGCCGCGGTGCCCTTCACCTCC